CCGCACCGTTTGCCGGTAGGTATCACACCATAGGAAAGCCGACAGCAGGCATCGAAGCAAACATCCCTTTAAGGTGGAATAAGAAGGTACATCTTGAAGAACTCGAAGGTTAAAGTCAAATTGAAGAAATCCGGAGTGATTGAGGTTTTAAAATCCCAGTTCATGATGGATGCAGTAATGAATGAAGCTGAAAAACTCGGAGAGATCGAATCAAGTTTTGTGGGCTTCGACAGATGTCACGTAGTAGTTTACAAAGGCAAGGAGACGACAAATGATTGAAGAAAGAGTGAAAAGCTTTCTTGATGCGGAATTTACGGAGGATAATATCCCCATAGTTTTGGAGATTCCGAAGGAGATTCCCGAATCATTCATAATCTTCCAGCGCGTAGACATCGGAAGAACTAATCGCATTGATGCGGTGACACTTGAGTTCAGATCATACGGACCGAGCAAGTACACGGCGGCTGTTCTGGACGAAAAGCTCAGAGCGGCAATGGACAAGCTTCATGAAACGACTGACATAACCTGCGAGATCGGCGGAGGCAATGACAACACCGACACCGAGCTCAAGCGGTACCGCTATCGTAGTTACTATAATCTGTATTATTAAAGGAGGCTTAATTATGCCCGATGCAACAAAAGTATCAGTAGGTAAGCCTAAAGTCAGCGGAGCTGTTCACTGGGCTCCTCTCGGAACTTCACTTCCTACCAGCGCAACCGCAGCCCTCAATGGTGCATTCGTTGAGCTTGGATATGTTTCCGAGGACGGACTTACAAACAACAACTCCCCCGAGAGCGATACTGTCAAAGCTTGGGGCGGTGATACCGTTCTCAATCTTCAGACCGACAGACCTGACACCTTCGCGTTTACTCTTATCGAGTCCTTGAATGAAGATGTTCTTAAGACCATTTACGGCGCAGCTAATGTCACCGCAGATGGAGACGGAAATCTCACCATCAAGGCAACTGCAGAAGAGATGACTGCCGGAGCTTGGGTTTTCGACATGATCGTCAAGGGCGGCAGAGCAAAGAGGATTGTAGTTCCCAACGGAACTATCTCTGAACTCGGTGAGATCGTATACAAGGATGACGAGGCTATCGGTTACAACGTCACCATCACCGATGTACCTGACAACACTGGTGTATATCATTACGAATACATCACGGCAACGGTTCCCTCCGTATAATGGGACCAGTGAGGAGAGGATATGCAGGGTATCACAAAAAGTGGATTTGAGTACAACATAGATGAAAGAATTTTGACGGACTGGCGCTTTACTACTGCAGCGGTAAAAGCAGAAAGTGGCTCTACTGTTGAGAAGGTAGTAGCAGCGCAGAAGATGATCGAGATGATGCTTGGAGAAGAACAGCTGAATCAGCTTGTAGAACACATCGCAAGCCAGAATGATGGTTTTGTTCCTACGGATGCAATCATGAACGTAGCCAAGGAGATCATCGAAGATAATAAGAAAGTAAAAAACTGATTTACCTCGCGCATTGCATCGCGGTGTGTGAGGATTCACTGATTTGTGACCTTGCGGAAACTTATCACCTATTCAACTACAGAGAACAGTCACCGGAGCTGGTGGCTGTTCTTTGTTTTGGATTAAGAGACGATTCGAGAGTCAAGATGAATCTCGGAAATAGCAAGATCACATTGGAACAGATATTACTGGCCCGAATGGTCGATGAATTGTCCTGGTTACACTGGGCGAAGACCAAAGACGGCTCGAAAAATAGAAATCGTCCTCCGTCACTCCTCAAAGCTCTGACAGAGGAAAAGAAGGAAGAAACAGAAGTCTTCCTTACTGCGGATGAATTTAACGAAGCATGGGAGAGCATAATCAATGCCGAGCACAATAGGTGAAGCTTATCTACAAATAAGGCCTTCGATGGAAGGCATGACGGGCGAAATCGAAGAGGCTATGGGCTCCGCTGGATCAAGCGGAGGAGCGGCTTTTGCTTCTGCATTTGGAACCGGAGCAAAGGCAGTCAGTGGAATGGCATTGAAAGCGGTCGGTGTAGCCGCTGCCGGCACCACTGCTTTAACCACAGCAGCAACTGCATCTTATGCAGATTATGAGCAGTTAGTCGGCGGTGTTGAGGTCCTTTTCGGAGACACGGCTGATGAGGTTATGGCCAACGCTGCAAATGCTTTTTCCACTGCGGGATTATCCGCCAATGAGTACATGGAAACAGTCACAGGCTTTGCAGCTTCGTTGACTTCTTCCTTGGGTGAGTATGCATGGCAAGCGGCAGATTATGCTGATGAAGCCATCACTGACATGGCCGACAATGCAAACCGAATGGGTACCCCGATGGAATCCATCCAGAATGCATACGCAGGCTTTGCAAAACAGAACTTCACCATGCTTGACAACCTCAAGCTCGGTTATGGTGGAACCAAAGAAGAGATGGAACGTCTGCTCCGCGATGCGGAACAGATGGAAGGCTATATCGAAGGCTCTTTTGATCTCAATAACTTCTCCGATGTAGTCGAAGCAATACATATCGTTCAGGAAAACATGGGAATCACCGGTGCGACAGCTGAAGAGGCTGGAAGCACTATAAGCGGCTCGATGGCATCGGTTAAGTCTGCATGGGGAAACTTAGTCACCGGCTTTGCTGATCCGAACGCGGATCTTGGATTGCTGATAAATAATGTAGTTCAGACGGGTGCGACAGCTCTGGATAATCTCGCACCTACGATCATAAACGCATTACAGGGAATCGCGGACGCTCTTCCTATGATCACCCCGATTATCGTTGAAAAGCTTCCGATGCTCATAGAACAGCTCTTACCGCCTCTTATACAGGCTATAACCCAGCTCGTTCAGGCTTTAGTTGCGGCACTTCCGGAAATACTCGGAGTGATAATCGAAGTGATTCCTCAGCTGATGGATCTGTTTATTCAGACGATCCTGTCTCTGCTTCCGCTTTTGGTGGATATAATGCTTCAGGTGGTCCTTGCTTTAGCAGATGGACTTATCCAGGCATTGCCTACACTCATCCCTGCAGTGGTTGATGTAGTTCTCACCATCGTTGACAAGCTCACAGATCCTGACACTTTGGTCATGCTCGTAGAAGCGGCGATCCAGCTGATCTTAGCTCTGGCTGAAGGCCTTATCAATGCGCTTCCGAAGCTCATAGAAAAAGCGCCTGAGATAGTAAAGAACCTGCTCTCTGCTTTGATAAAGGCTGCTCCGTTGATACTTGAAGCTGGAACCGAGCTCATATTTAAGCTGATAGAAGGCATCCTCACGATGGTCGGACAGCTCATCACTACCGGCGCGGAGCTTGTCGAGTCTGTAAAAGATGGATTCATGGAAAAAGTGGAAGCGGCGAAGAATTGGGGCAAAGACTTGATCGATAATTTCATTGCCGGAATCAAGGCAAAATGGGAAAAACTCAAGAGCACTGTAACCGACCTCGCAAGCACTATCAAGAGCCTCTTGGGATTCTCTGAACCCGAAGAAGGACCGCTCTCGAATTTCCATACCTACGCGCCCGACATGATGGAGCTCTTCGCTTCCGGAATCAAGCAGAATCTGAACCTCATCACTGATGCGATGGGAACCGTAACCGGTACGATTGCGGCAGACTTCAGCTCTGCTCAGATGACTCCGAACTATTCCGCGATAGATGATCCGTATGAAAGACTTTACGGAGTAGCGGGACAGAATGCGAATGCCGGAGCGGAAGAAATAATTATTCCTGTTTATATCGGACAGGAAAAGATTGATACAATCGTAATCAACGCGCAGCAGAGATATGCGCTCGCCACAGGGGGAAGATAAATGGCACAGAAAATCAAATTGAAGTTCAGAACAGAATACTTCCCTCTGACAAAAGGAAGCTATACTCTGACACTGCAGAACAAAGAAACAAAGAACGAGACAGAAGCAGGGACGATCATCCGTGACATAAAACGGACAGGTATCCCTCATCTGTCAATTTCATCATCTGTGGACAATACCTGGTATCAGAAGCTTGAGGGCTATTATGTATCAGGTTCTAAGATCACAGTCTATTACTACTCGCCCGTGACATTAGCGGAAGCCAGTTTTGACGGTTTTATCGAGAACCTTTCTTTTAATCTGGTAAAAGACAATGGGACAAGCCCCCGCTGGGAGGCATCTTTCGAGGTTACAAGTTACTAATGTATACGGCATCGGCAGACTTTCTCACAAAAATAAAATCGAATATCAGAAAATTATCATGGAGTGGTTCCATCGTCACAGGCGGTGGGACCACTTATCAATTTGACACAGACAAAGATTCTAACAAGGGAAAGATCGTGTCCGGGTCCATAACCCGAAGTATCTCTTCCCAGAAGTTAAACATCGGAACGGTACATTCTGCTTCGATAACTCTTGAAGTGATCCTTGCCGGGGTATCAAGATATGAGCTTTATGATGGAGTGGTAACTATCAGCTGCAGTCTTGGCGGTGCATCAGATGTCATTCCTATGGGAGTTTACAAAATATCAGAAGCTGATCAGACCGCTGACCACATAACCATCAAAGCTTATGACGATATGGTCAAATTTGATGGCGTGAATTTCATCCCTGCAAATCACACAAGCATTCAGAAGCCCTATGCGTGGCTCTCTCAGGCCTGCGCTGCCTGCGGGGTAACACTGGGAAATACATCCGCACAGATCCAGGCGATGGTAAACGGAACTCGCATGACCGGTTATGCGGATGTGGTGGCTGACGTAAAAACATGGAGAGATGTACTGAGTTATCTTGCTGCATACCTCTGCGGATTTTCATACATCGGACGAGATGGGAAACTGTACATCGGAAATTACGGTTCGGTATCCGCCGACACAATTCCCGCAAACTTCAGATATAGTTCGAATCTGTCCGACTTCCGCACAACTTATGACGGACTTTATGCGACATATAAAGAGGGCGCCGTTCAGGAATATGTTTCAAACAGCAATTCCGGAGGACTTGTGCTTGACCTTGGAGTCAATCCGTTCCTTCAGTTCTCTAATTCAACAAACAGACAGGCTGCCCTGCAGGAGATCATCGATGCGTGGGATGGGATCTATTATGTGCCTTACTCGTCGGATCTTCCCCTGGTTCCAATTTATGATCCGGGCGATGTATTAACCTTCACAGGAAATCAGGCGGACGTATATGACTACGGAGCCATCACTGAGATCACTTATAACATCGGCGGAACAATGCCAGTTAAGTGTACCGGAGATAATCCTTTGCTCGCAGATGCTCAGGATAGATTTACAAAGACCTTAGAAGGAATTTCGTCGGAGTATTCCAACGGACAGGAGATAGGTGGCAAGGAATACTGGCATTTGTTCAATCATTCCACTTCCGATATGGTGATTGGCTCAACCGAGACTCTTGTAACCGAGATCGAATATGAGCAAAAGACTTTTGGGCAGACTCTTGAAATGATATTCGTGTGCGAGGGCGATTTATCAGCCACGGCTGTCGTTAATATACGAGTCGTAGTTGATGATGAAATCGACTTGCAGACAGAAGTTACCGAGTCAAAATCAATGAAAGGCCAAAGGATATTCCACTGTACCAACCCGCAGAAGATTTACGGACAAGGAACACACGTTTGCAAGGTTTACATGACCGTCACAGATTCACCTTTGTTATGGAGTGATTTAGTATGAGTGCGACAATCAAAGCTGGAAAAATGAATTTCTCCGTATTCGGACACGGGTTTGAAGATACAAGGGCAGATTCGGGCGATGGCTCACCTAACGAATATGACGAGTACGCCATCGGAGTTGCGGGTGCGGCATTTGATACCACGGGTCAATACTTGTGGCTCGCCTCTAATGGATACGGGCTGTCACAGAGACTATATAAATATGACTTTGAGACTTTCACGGATGTAGGACAGAGTATCATCACGGCTCAAACTACTGTCAATCTGATTCACCCGACTAATGTTGAAACAAATATCTGTTTCTGCTCCGCCGGAAGTGATTGGTGGGTATTTGATTTATATGATGATACCATTTACGCAAGTGGTAATAGCTTTGACGTAGGTAACAGATTAAGTATAGGTGCCGCGCCGTACGATTGCATACTCGTAGACGATAAGCTCTATATCATAAGAGACGTAACAAGCCTTGTTGATGTGTGGCTTTGGACGGTTGATATCACTAATCAGACGGTCAGCTATGTGCAGTTAGGATATAGCAGATATGCGACTTGTGGATTCATTGATAACAGCTCATTCTATCTCTTTTATTCTCCTACATGGTGGACTGACCATAAATGGATTGGTGCATGGCAATTAAACGGTGACGGAATTTGGGGTGTGCAAGCAAGTGAAGGTGGCAGTGATGGATTCCCTTATATAGACCAAGCTGGATTTGCTGTCAACGGCAAGTTGTATCTTCCAACAAGGGTTTATTCTTCGTGGCGACTCGGAGAGTATAACGGCAGAACTACACCGAATGTTGAAGCTCCTCATCCGAAGAATATAATCGGCAAATTTTCCGACCACTTTGGAATAATACAGTATGCTCGCTCGGGAACAGGAAATAAAGTTGCATTTGCTACGTCAAATCAAGGTATGTACGTCACTGATCTTAAAGACGTGATTAAGCTCTCTGATGATACATTATATCCGCTCGCTATGAATGACCATTATGTTGTAGCCCGTCCTTACACAGCACATTATGTCTATATATTTGAGGTTTAATAATGGCAAGCTATACACCGAATTATAATTTATATATGCCAGCAAATACCGATTCTCATGGTGACTTCATAGCCGAGTTTGCAAACAATATGGAAATCATCGACAGGTATCTCGGCTCGGGAAGTGGCGGTGTAAAGATTCTTCGCAATCAATCCCTTTCATTCACAGGATTGGTGGCTACTGTATCTGATTCAGATATCACGGCTGACTCAAATTACATTGTTTACTATCACGATGTTACACTTGCTGAAGCTGCCGGAATTACCACTGTCGCAAGCTCGGGTGTGATAACCTTTACGGCTACAACCGCACCCTCAAACACGATTGTCGTTGATATCGTGCTTCTTGATGTAAACGGTGGCGGTGGTGGTGGAGGTTCTATTCAGTATTCAACTACGGAGAGAGTAATAGGAAGGTGGATAGATAATAAACCACTTTATCAAATCACGATTGAAGTAAATAATCCTGTAAATGATAGCAACGAGCATTTGATAGATTTAACCTCTTTGAGTATTGCGGAATGTCCTTACTTGTTCGGGTATGCCGTTAGACAAGCTGGAGCAAACCAAATCACCTACTATTCAAACTCAATAGAAACTGACGGTTGGTATTATTTCAAAGCACGATATGATAATTTCCGAAGTTCAATAATGTATATCTGCTTATTCCAAAATGATTCTCTTGACCGGATGAAATTCACGATACAGTACACAAAGACCACAGATTGAGAGGAATAATCCATGCAAGGAATAGATAACTTACCAAAAGGCGGTGGAAGCTCAACCTTATCGGGTTTAGCCGATGTGAATTTTTCGTCCCTTACTCAAGGTGACTTGCTCATATATGATGGCGCAGAGTGGATTAACCACTCATTCACAGAAGGACATGATATCCTTAACGAGTCGGGTTCAGCCGTCACAGCAAGGGACAATCTGCAATTCACTGATGGTCTGAAAGTCACTGACGACAGCGGAAACAACAAAACCAAAGTCGGAGTCAACACGACTTTCACCGAAGCAAGTACAAGAGCAAATATTGACAGCGGCGATACCTTTTCAACTATCCTCGGAAAAATCAAAAAGTGGTTTACCGATATACCGTCACTGTTTGTAAGTAAGACAGGCGATACAATGAGTGGCACTTTGTATATTGAAAAACTGGGTACTTCTCAATCCCAAGAGTTTTCGAGACTTTATCTCGGTAACAATATTCCTTATGGAACGTCTGAAAACTCTACGGGGTTTCTGCGTTTGTACGCAAAAGGAAGCGGAAGAGTCGATATCTTTGACAAGGAGGGAATAGTAACAGGCAACAGAATACTTCAAGTTCCCGACAAGAGTGGAACGATTGCTTTAACTTCTGATGTGTCCGCAAAGGTTTCAAAGAGTGGTGATACCATGACGGGCTTGCTCACTATAAAAAGAAGTGCCGAATTGCAATTAGCACTTACCCGTGACCACTCCGATACAACCGTAAAAGAAACAAGATTAGGTATCGGGAATCAGACTCCCAATGGAACAGCAGGTGCTTGTTATGGTGCAATTACTTTTTGGGGAGATGGTGCATATGGTGCGGAACTTCAAGCAAGGAACATGACCGCAAACAGAACACATCAATTACCCGACGATAGCGGTGAAATAGCGTTAAAAGGTGCATTATATTCAGTTATAGCATTAGGGCTTGGTGGGTCTCCAACGGCTTTAGGATATCCCGGAACATGGAAACAATTAGACATAACTGTAAAAACCGTTGGCGATAATGTCCAAAAATATTTATGGATAAGAGTGTCTTAAAATAGTAAAGGAGCAAAACTATGAACAAATACTTCATCGTAAACATTCAGACCACATCAGAGGGAACGGCTCAATCCATTAATGCGTATGATTCTCACGAACAGGCATTATCTGTTTATCATCAGACACTTGCATCAAATTATATCTCCGAGTCATTAACAGGCTTTGCCGTAGTAATGCTCGATAAGTACGGAATGACCGAAAAGACCGAGTGCTACTATCCGAACTCCGAGGAGATTTAACTATGTGGGAAGCTATTAGCGAGATATTGAATAGTTCGAACGGGTCGTCGGTGTTAGCTGTCTTCCTTGTGTGTTTCTTTGTAGCCTATATCCTTGTCAAAGGTGGACTCTTAAGCGTTCATACCGATGCGATAAAGATAGGTGCCAGGGATGTAGAAAGAAACATCATCAAGCAACAGTTAGATTATGTTTGGACACACTTGGAAGATGCGGAAGCTAATCTCCCAAAGGGTGAGAACTACGACCAACATTTAGGGCGAGAAGTCATCCTTGAAGTCTACAAAGAATATTCTAACTGGATATCCTTTAACCACATTTCACGAAGTGAAGAGTACATCAGGGTAAAACAGAACTCTTTACTTATGATCGTGAACAAACTTACCAAGGATGAAAAGTACAAGAGCGAAGAGTTCAAGGAGTACATCCGGCAAGACACCCAAAAGACTATTCTTGAACTCTTGGAGATAAGGGAAGTTTATTCAAAGTGAAAGGAGACCTTATGATTATACCTAACAAGATTTACAACATTCTCAAATGAATTCTGGTAATTGCGGTTCCCGCTCTTATCACCTTCCTCACCACGATATTTGCCCTCTATAATATCCCTCATATAGAGATTGTAGTCGGCACAATCTCCGCTGTCGCAACCCTTCTCGGAGCCTTAATCGGAGTTTCTACCAAGGCTTACAACAAACAGTTCGAGGAATTAAATGATTGAACTTTTCATCGTTTCGGCTGTTTTTATAGCCATAGCTTATAAGACGAGGTGAATATGATTACACTAAAGGAGTTTATTGAAAAGCTCAGGCTTGCTCACGATGTTCCGAATTATTACAATAATCACTTCCCGAAGAACTGCGGATATTATGACGCGAAGCTCGGGAAGTTTTCTTTTGACTGCTGGAACCTTGTAAAAGTCATACTCAGCGGATGGGAAGATAACTATACAGATGGTTATTATATTCCGCCCAGTAAGTTTGTGACCGGAGATTGCGACGGATACACCTTGCTGCAGAAGTGCACCGGAAGATCAAAAGATTTTTCCAAGCTCTCACAGCCCGGAACTTACCTTTACTTATCAACTTCACCCCATGCCGGAGTGTATGTGGGCGATTTTATTTATCAGGGACAGGTTTTCAACGTCGTTGAATGTACCGGAGCGTGGGAGTCAAAAGTTCAGTACACCTACGTAGATAGTAAAGGCGGAAGATACCTCTATAAAGGCGGCCCGAAGTCTCGTTATTCATGGACAGATTACGGGCTTCTCACTCCCTATGTAAATTACGGAGCGATAGAGCCTGATCCTAAACCTGCACCGATTCCACAGCCTGCGCCGGTTCCTGAAGCTCCCAGTTACACATACCTTGAAGCAGACTTCACTCCGGTATTTGATCCCATGTATTACGCTGATAAGTACCCGGATCTTAAACAGGCTTTCGGATATGATCCTTTTGCTCTATGGAATCACTTCATTGTATTTGGAATGAATGAGTTCAGACAAGCTTCTGATCAGTTCAATCCTCAGGTGTATTACGACAGATATGAAGACCTTCGTGATGCTTTCGGAGAGTTCAGGCCTCTGTATTATTGGCATTACTGCTATTTTGGTATAAAGGAAGGTCGCAAAGCTACATAGAGTCCTTCGGGACTGATGCCATTTGGTATCCCCCTCACATTTCCCCTACTCTCCCCGAGTAGGGGATTTTTTAGTTTAGCAAATAGTCAAGCAAATGGAGTCGCGCAGCTGCGGAAGATATTTTGAAAAGTGCTATATTCAAGCACTCTGCGAACTATAACGGAATTTAATGAACTAATCCTCTATGAAAATCGTTGTCATATAGGATCCTGTAAATATCGGGCTTTGAATAGGTTGGTCAAGCAGATGGTCAAGCAATCAAAAAGGGAAGCCCGCGCTTCCCTTATGATAATAGCTTTATTGAGTCCATCTGACGATTTTCTTTATCCTTCAGCTCTTTGAGCCTGTGTGTGTAGATCTGCTTCGTGACCTTGCTGTCTCCATGCCCGAGCCTTGCCATGATTGCCTCGTAGCTCATGCCGCTCATGACCATAACCGAGCAGTGAGTGTGTCGGAATATATGCGGAGTGATCTTTCTTCCCAGGACCGCAAGAGATATGAGCTCAAGGTATTCATTATAGCAGTTATAGTTTAGCCTTTTACCGTTTGCATCCGGGAAGAAAAGACTCCCTTTGTACCCGATAATCTCTTTATATTCTCTTATCTGATCAATGCACTCCCTCAGCTCCGGCTGAACGTGTATCTCTCTCTTGGATTCGATAGACTTAGGAGAAGTAACGATTCTGTTAGCCCTGTCGTAAGTCTTATTTATCCTTATTATCGAGCCCCATACATCCTGATCTTCCAAAGATTGGATTTCACCGATTCGCATTCCGGTTAATACCATGAATTTACTGAGAAGTTTGTATCTCGGGTCCGCCATTGCGGTCAAGAGCTTCCGCAGCTCGTAGGTCTCCAAGTATTTATCCTGGATGCGTTCTTTCCTTGGAGTGTCACGGAAAGTCGACATTTTATCTGCAACATCCAAAGACTTAACAAAATCATTCCGGTAAGCCCATCTCCAAAAAGCCTTAAGGGTATACTGATAATCGTTGAGAGTGTGATTATTCTTGCCCGACTCTATGAATTTTGCTCTGATGTATCCTGCGGTAAGCTTATTCATGTAAGCATCGCCGAGGATCCTCTTTATTTGTTTGAAGTGAGAGTTCTCATGTAAATATGTTGAGGGTTTCCATTCCTTCTGCATTTCTGATAGATAAACATCGATAGTCTGAAAGAATCGGAACTCCGATTCCGATAACCTCTTTATCTTATCCTGTAGTTGCCTGTATGCTTCATCTCTGGCCTTCACTGAATTACCGGAACACTTCACGGAGATAATCTTCGGAAGCCCGGTGTGCGGATCTGTGATGCGCTCTTGCATATAACCACGATTATTTATCCACATGATCATTACCCCCGAGCCCGAGCAGCAGGCGTATGTTCTTTTTTGTTATATCATCTGCTTTGTGATAAGCATCGATAAGGATCCTATCTTCATTTTTTTCATCCGGAAGACCACACAACACCGAAAAAGAAACATCAAGAGCAGAGGCGATTTCGGGAAGTTGATTAGCATCAGGCATAGTGACGCCTCTCTCCCAAGCGGAGATGGTAGTCTGTGGAGTATTTATCTTTTTAGCAAGTTCTTGCTGAGACATTCCAAGTAATTTCCTATATTCTCTTAATCTGGCGGCAAGCCTTTCTCTTTCTTGATTTACCATAAGTTTTTACCTCCTTTCAATAAAAGATTAGCACATTATAACTAAAGTTTCAAATTTTAATAAAAAAGTGTTGACATGCTTTTAGCAAAATGTTATTATCCAAACTGTGATTAGCAAACACAAGTTAATCACAGCCACTTTTAGCAATATACTACTAAAGAAAGAGAGGTTAACCGAATGAAAGTAGAGCAGAGGCTTGCTGAGATCATCTCCGAGAGATGTATCAACGTTAAGGCACTTGCAAAAAAAGCGAATATCAATTATCAGACGCTCTGCAGATGCCTCAGAGGTAGTCAGGAACTCAAAGCAGATGAATTTATCGCAGTATGCAAGACCGCTGAGATTGATGTCACCGAGTTCCTTGCAGCATGAGCTGGTTAAGCCCTTCGGATATCCAGTCCACCTTCCGAATAGGAAAGACAACCGCCTTCAATCTTCTTAAAGAATATAAGGCCAGCGGAAGGGAGATCATCCGAATAGGGAAACTCACAAGAGTACCGGAAGAACAGTTTACAGAATTTCTGAAAGAGAGAGGCAATGAAGAACATCATTAATGTCCTGTTCACCTTGATAGTCGGAATAGCGGTTGGGATTGCTGCATACGGTTCATATAAAAGCCATAACTACTCAATGAGCACCCAGCCTCCGGAGCCGCAGATTGAATACATATATATAGAAGCGGAACCCATCAAAGAGGTCGTAACCGAGACTGTATATATCGAGGTAGAGCCGGAACCGTACAGGAACCTCACCGAAGATGATTGCTTCTACCTTATGGATCTTGCAATGCGAGAGGCCGAAGGAGAAGGGACGGAAGGGATGCTCTGGGTGATGTACACGGCAGAGTGTAGAAAAGAAGTCTTCCGAATGGAATCTTATCAAGCTGTTTGGGCTTCAGATGCTTTCAGCAGTTCCTGGAACCGAAGAGGGATTGAACCGAATGAGGACTGTATAAAAGCTTTATCACTCTTCGAGGAAGGATGGATCCCCAAGCCTTTATGGTTCAGAGCGGGACATTATCACGGATTCGGGACAAATCTCTGTCAGGTCGGAAATCATTACTATTCAAGCAAATAGGAGGGAAGAAATGCTTCACGTTTATTTGAGCGGACCGATTACCGGTACCGAAGACTATAAAGATCGCTTCGATTATGGAGAGGCGAAAGTTCATCAGAAGTTTAGAGACACGGCAAGAGCAATCAATCCGGTCAAGATCGGAGAGCAGCTTCCCGAGAGCATCACCTATGAAGAGATCATGCAGGTATGCTTCGATGCAATAAGAGCTTGCGACATTGTTCTCTTGATGCCCGGATGGGAACGCTCAATGGGTTGTAATCAGGAATATGGTTACGCGATTGGAATAGGGAAAGAGGTAGTCAAATGGGAAGAGTGGTTTTAGAAGATCTGCTTAATCTCTTATCTGGCCCCGACATCATCAGAATCAAGCAGAAAGACGATGACGATTTGGTTTATGAGGGCTTCTACGGAATCCTGAGAGATCATAAGCACTGGATGATAACACCTTACGAACTGAGAACCGTGAAAGAGTATCACGTAGCAGCGGAGATAAGGCATAAGAACTGGAAGGAGCTCGGGCTTACCGCACCTATGATGCCTGAAGAGCCCGCACAGTACAACTTCATAGACATGCAGGTAAACATCATTCATGAGATTTGGATATAAAAAATCACCGCCGGCAAGCAGTGATTTAGGGCAGGACATATGTGATTAGTTGACATAATCATTATATGTCCTCGGGTTTAAAAAGTCAATCTTAAAAAGACGGTTTAAGCCTCTTTTATTCGTTCATTAGGATATTAAACTTACGTAACCTAGAGGAGATTATCTTGTATACGAAAGTCACTTATGACCTTGGAGAGGTCAGAGAGATTCAGAAATATATCCCAGGGAATTATGGAGCTCCCGGATGTCCGAGGGAGCGGAAAAGAAAAAGGACACCTGAAGAGATAAAGAGACAGAACGAGAGGAACAAAAGGAGAAAAGTTCAGAGGCTGATAATGGCAAACTTCGGAGAAGGTGATCTCCACGTCACATTGACCTATGCAAAGGATAGAAGACCTGAGACACCGGAAGAAGCCAACGCACTCAGAGCCAAGTTCCTCGCAGAGCTTCGCAAGAACTACCGCAAGGCAGAAGTGGACCTGAAATATATCGGGGTAACAGAAATAGGATCCCGTGGAGCGGTTCATCACCATATCGTGATCAATAACCCCGAGGGGGTGGATGCGATGAAGCTGATCCAGAAAGCTTGGCCTCACGGACATCCGTTTTTCAGTCCTCTGTATGACGAAGGCGAATATGAACAGCTGTCAGATTATCTCTTAAAGGGCGAATCAGAGAAGACCGCATCCTATACGCGCAGCAGGAACTTAAAAATCCCGGAGCCTAAGAGAGAGACAGTCAGAAGCATGAGGTGGAAAGACCCGCCACCTGTTCCAAAGGGATGGGAGATCATCAAGTCAACACTTTTCAACGGAGTCAATCCGGTCACAGGTTATCCATATCAGAGATACATGATCAGGAGAACACATGACAGTCAACATTTACATCCACCAGACAATCAAAGGACCGAAGAGACAGGAAGGAGTCGGGATATTCGTCCTCGAGGCGATAACTCCTCAGGGGCCGTTCACAAAGACCTTCAAGGAGAAAGTCGAGGCGAGCGAAAACGAGGCATGGTTAAGGATCCTCTCACTGGCGCTCAGCCACATGATGCACCCTTCAGATCTTAACCTGTACTTCGATTCAAAATGGCTCGGCGCAGCTGTTGAAAAATGGCTTCCGAAATGGCGCGAGACAGAGTATTTATCCGCAAAGGGCGAAAGAATCAAGAACGCGGATTTGTGGGAAGAGGTCGGAACTGCACTTGCACAGCAGAATGTGACCGTGTTCGTAGGAACTGACCACTCATATAAAAAGTGGCTCGAAAACAACGCAAAAACAGCATAAAGACTCAATGAAGGAGGGATTTACAGTGGCAAAGGAAATATTAACCAAGTACGGCAATTTTAATTCAGCAGACGAGATCAATGAGGCGGCAAAGAATCAGCTCGCTCAGGGAGACACCGAAGCGGTCAGAGAGATTGCAAGAGAAAACGGACTTGATCCTGAAGACGCAGAAGATTTCATCACCGGAGGATGGGACAGAATGTGTTCTGACACATCAGCGGCACTCGGAAAGATAGCTATCGAGGAAGAGGCACTTACCATCAACGGCATCATGCACGACTGGATCAGATACATCCAGATGTGTATCTCAGAATCAAATGATTTCGCAAAGGCAGTC